TTTTTCCAATCCAACCAGAACAGGCTCATCGTCTCCTGTTGGTTGAGATGGCGTTATTACCATCACCAAGCACCCGGAGGATGCTTGAGGCTGGCAGCCATAATCGACACTGCAATGCCGACACGTTACTTCTCCACAATTGGGAGCGCGTTCCCCTGAGTTGATTTAACGACTGCGGCCTCTCAAGGAACTGACTGAACGCGCTTTCAGTTGTGAAAAAAATGCGGTGGTCAGCAAGGAAATAAACAAAGCACTGCCACCGCCAAGACTACACACAGCCATCAAGTTACAGGGATAGAGGTTGTGGCGGGGG